TCTCTCTAACATCTAAGTCAGTAAATACAACATCTTTAGCATACGGTGTTTCTGTACCTGCTAATGATTTACCAGATGTAAATTTACCTCTTAAAGTTAATCCAGTACTCACTGGTAATAGCGGCTCAATAAATGGTACAACTGTTTCGAACATCATATTTCGAGTAGATAATACTTCTGTGCCACCGAAGTTGAACGCGCTGCTAGGATTTGTTTTTGACAATGTAATTGTAAAGTTATCTTCATCAACATCAACTACTGTCCGTGAACCTAGAATGTCTGTTCCTACTAATCCACCACCATAACTAGCATTTGAATCAAGACCATAAATTTTTACATTATCACCTGATATAAATCCATGATTCTTTTGATTTACAATGAGAGTGCTACTTGCCGAATCAAATGTAAGTGGATTTTCATCCATTAATTTGCGAGAGATAGGAGCATTTTCTAGTACTGCCGTACCACCAGCCAAATCAAATTGTGCTTGATGGATTTGGAACATCATATCTTTGGTTTGTGCAGGTTCCCATGTTGTTGAATTCTGTGATAAGAATAAAGAACCAAGAGTTGGTTGCTTTGTAACTTTCTTTTCTGTAGAATTCAAGATAAACTGTTCGGTTTCTGCAATATAAATGTTATAATCAACTGATTCAGCCTTAACTACGAATGCATATTCGGTATATGGATTCAAGAAAACAGGCTCATCAAAAACAAAATCTGTTGGTGCATTTGCATTATTAGATACCGCTACATTGGCTGGATTAACAAATACTACTGAACCAGGAATAATAGTAGTAGATGATGGGTGTCCATTTTCTACTGGTCTTAATTCTACTGATACCGGTATTGAATTAGATTTTGATGCAAAATACAATCTAACTCTTGTTGCATATATTCCATCAACTTTATCAACATAAAATGTTTGAGCAACTGGATCTTGACCACCATCTGGTCGCTGAATAGTTCTTGAAGTACCTCTAATTGTAATAAATCGAGTTGAAAGAATATCTCTCTGCCGAGTTTCAATTACACCAGAAGAAATAAATGTTGTTTTAGCAATTGAAAGAGCATCTTTATCTACATTAGCTGTAATGTCTAGTAGCTTAAATTCTCTTTCTCCAGTTCTAAATCTAATATTTCTAGTAGAAGGAATAAAGAACGACCCTTCAACAACACCTTGAGCATTAGTACTTAATGTAGATGGTGTATTCGGATGTTGCGTTGCATTATTTAATCTATTTCCATATTCATCTGATGTAGCTGCAAATCTTTGGAATGATTCTGATTTGACCCATGAGTCAACAGAAACACCATCAAATCTTGGCCACATTTGTACATTTGGTCCTAAGCCTTGAGCTTTAAAGAATACCATTCGTGAGCGCATAAATGGAATAATTGCAACGTTTACAACTCTATCTCCAATAACTTCTCTAATAGTTTCGTTTCTAACGACTCTATTGGTGTCAACTCTAAGACCGGTTTGTCTTCTATTAAGAACTCTACCTACTCCAGCATTTGCCGGATTTCCGCCCCAATTCCAATTCCAGTTATTAAAATTAAATGCTTGTGTTCTATCAATTCTTGTTCCACCTTGAATAATCCTTGGAGGAATATAAACTGTTTCTTTCCATTCGTCAGACGAAGGAGAAAGAAGCATATTACCTCTATGAGTAATAACAGCGAATGGATTAACGTTAATAGTTTGCGATACTACGGGCTGATCAATATACGTTTGTTCTGTATATTTAATATAAACATTATCGCCTTTTAGTACAGTATTCGATGATAAATCAGAATCATAAATTAGTCGAACATTTTCTTCATTAAATGTTGGTCTCATTATTCGAGTTGATGGGTCAATAGAAGCTTTGTATTCAGAGCTAGCTGTAAATGAAACTGAGTGATCTACAAAATTATCAACAATAAATCCTGATTTTGTTCTATCAGTGCCAGAAGAATCAAACACAGCAAAGTTTTGTACATCTACTTCTAATAGACTTAGAGCAGTCGCTTCTTCAAGATTATCAACTCTATCTTCAAGCTTTTGTATATCGCGCATTGTGAAGCCCTTAGCTTCAATATTACGCATAACCATATCTTCTTCATTCTTTGAACCAGCATTTAATTCAACGCGGTATAGTTCTAAAGTTTGTTCTGGTGTATTCGCAAACTTAGGTGTTAAAGAAGGCGTACCTTGAACTACAGAAATTTTTGCTTCTTGGCCAATAACAATTTTATCATATCTAGGCAAATAATATTCTGTATCTAGTGTAACTAGACTTGTGTTTACAGGGATTTCATTTACTCTTGCTGTTGCTGCAGCAAAACCTACATTATTGTCATCTTTACGTGATCTAAAGTCAAGTACATCTGTTAGACTAACAACATCACCATTTTGTTTTGTGTGTGATGGAATTTTTCCATAAGCTACTTGACCAGTGTATGAACTTGCATCAAAATAATCACCAGTTGGACCATGATTAAAATAAGTATACCTTACATAAATATTTCCTACTGGAGTTTTTGCTGTAGTTTTTAGAAGTAGTTTACCAGTTTCGTAGAAATTATCTCTTTGGCCGTTATCGACAATAAAGTCAGCTCTTAAATCATTTCCATCTGAATCTACTGTACGAATTCTTTGTACTTCAAAAATATCAGCTTTACCTAAATCTACATACGGCTGTCCGTTACCAGATGGTATTGTAATACCAGCAGCCATAGTTTGAGTCGCTAATGTTTTTGTTCTTGTTACACCATCTTTTTGCACTTGAGCAATTACTTCAATTGCAGTATTTCCTGGACCACCGGTAATAGATGCTGATTGCGTTCCAACACCTGATACTGTAGTAGGAGTAAATGCATCTCCAGCAACGGCCGAGAAAATCCATTGATTTGAATTGGCAAAGTCTTCACCGCTTGATAGCGATGGGAATGTTGCAGCTCCTGTACCATCAGTAGTTGCTGTCAATCTTCTTTGTGTAATAACAGTAACATCAGAAGTAGCTTTGACTCTTGTATTCGGGAAATCAAATAGTAAGTCGTTATTGGCAGCATCTTTAATAACCGCTATTCCATTTTCTAATTCTAAGTTAGCAAATGAATTTGCAGCTGTTCCAATCGATGCAACGTCTCTGAAGTTTTGGCCTGCATTCATTTGAATATCCATCAAATAATAGCGTGTCAATGCTCCATCTTCTTCTACTGATTTTACACGTGCACTACCAATAGTTGATCCACCATAAGAACGTGTGCTGCGCAAATCTTGTTTTTCAAATGTTTCAATATTTGGCAATCCGTTAATTGAATCAATCATAACAAAGTTACCAAAGCCAGCTGCTACAGGTTCGCTATTAATAGTAACTGATGTAGTAGCTTTCGGTACTTCAATTACTGTAGGATCTGCACGATGAGCTCTATAACCTGCAACATATGCAGTGCCAGGAGAAACATTCAAATCAAAATGAGTAGCTGATGCAGAATCATAATTGATTCTAAATGGTTTTTTTACAAAATCTCCATTAATTTCTTTTACACGAAGGGCATCAAAATCAGCGATTTTGTTATAATCGTTTGTGCCACTAACTGCCTCAATTAATGCGCCATCACGGATTTTTCCGAAGAAAACAAATGTATCAGCAGAATCTTTATCAGACTCATTTGTTAAAGTCAAAGTAATTCTATAGCGATCTGCACCAGGAGCCGTTAGATTTGGATTAGCTGTTTGATTATCATAAAGAGCTAAAGTATCACTAACCGTTATAATATCTTGTGTGACTACAAAACCTACGTTTTCTGTTGGAGCAGAATCGTATTTTGATACTAGAATAGATTGCGCATCTGCTTGAACAAAATGTCCTTGCGTAAAAAATGTACCTTCTTGCATTGAGGCTCGAGTGCCTCTACCTACAGCTTTATTTGACGGTGTATTTGTAGTTTGAACTTTAAGAGTTACACCACTACTAGATCCAACAATATTTTCGCTAGGTGTTAAGCGTACTGGTGCTGAACCAATAGTACCAGAACTTTGATTAATATATTGAACATATAATGTGGCTGGATCACCTGTAAGTACATCAATCGGTAAAATTTCAATTACTTTTACACTTACGTTTGAAGTTTGACCAACAAAAGTATCATCAATCATTGTAATAGTATTGGCAGGCAAACTAGTAGTGGCATCAATTTTTACATATTCATATTGATTATTAATAAGCATGCCGCCTGGTACAACGGAAGCGCCTTCTTTAAATATATTTCTGCCAAATCTTTCAATTTCTTTTTGAATAATAGTCTGCATTTGCGTAAGCTCACGCGCTTGCAACTGCTTACCACTATTAAACAGTATACGATGATAGTGATCGCTATCTTTAAAGTCATCTCTATATGTTGTTGCAAATAGATTTTTAGTAAAATTATTAGGCATCGCTCATCCTTTAGAACTGTAAGATAACTTTTACGTCTTCTGCTTGTACATTAGATCGTAAGATAGCTGCTCTATTATCTATGTATAATATATCACCGGTGTTAGGATCTACTAGTGGATTGATTTTAGCCGAATCAATAATACCAGTACCTACACCATTTGTTTCGTTAATGACTTCGCCGTCTTGGAAATCAGAAAATCCAGTAGTAGTAGTTTGATGATAATAGATGTCAACTGAATCAATATCATCGATATAAGCTTCGGCCAAAGTAATTTGACCTCTGATAATTTTATCTTTAGTGAAAGCTTGTACTACACTTGATAGCTTCATTCTCTTCAGAGTATTTCCAGTTGTAGCTGTAAAGATTACTCCGTCATCGTCTTTAATATCTTTAACTAGACTTACTTGTCTAAAATCTTGATCTGTAATGAAGTTACTGTCTGTTCCTTCAATACGTGTGTGGAACATAATAGCTGCTGATTTTAAATCAACTCGACAGTCCGCACCAATACCAGAGTCAGGGCCGAGAACTGCACGAGCAGTAGCACCTTGACCACCTCCACCAACAATTTCTACTTCTGCACGAGTATAACCACTACCTAATAATTGAGTTGAGCCGCTATCAGCCATTTTAATCCAAGCAAGCGTACCAGTTGCCGAATCAATCCGCGCGCGGGCGGAGGCACCTGTACCTGCGCCTAGAATATTTACTGTAGGATTCGATGTATATGCACTACCTGTACCTGTAATAATAATAGAAGTAACTGCTCCAACAATAGCTGTATCTTGAACTTCTTCTTGCTTTAGCTGAATACCAGTTGAAGATGAATCTGTTTGTCCTTGTTTTTTGACTGGCAAGAAATTTGATGACATAAAGCTATTAGCACGAGATGCACTAACAGTAAACAAAAATTTCCAAACGTATCCATCTGACAATCTAAAAGAATCGTTATTTGCACTAGTCGGTTCTACGGTAGATGCTTGTGCTACACCAGCGTTATCTCTACCAGTTTCTAAGCAAATATAAACATTGTTATTATCATTCATTACATAATAAGGATTGGCTGGATAACCTGAAACTTGACTATCATATTGAGAATATATGGTGCCATTTGACCAATTATATCTTGGAACAACCAATGATGTAGCTTGAACTTTCTTTACTGATTGCATTTGGTTTCTAACAGCAGCAACATCACTTGCTCTGTTAATTGGTGTTGGGACTGTATCTGCACTATCCCAAATTTCTGATCTACCAATACCAATATAGTAGCGCGCAGTATTTTGAGCAAACTGATCAAAAAACTGTCTAGCTAAAAGAGTTCTAAGAGCGTCGGTTACAATAGCTGGCATAATTTATTCCTTAATTTTCTACAAATCTTACTGTTACGTTATGATCTTCAGTATCGAGACCAGTATCATTATCAATTGCTAGCTTTAATCTATCACCTGCAGCAAATGATACACTTACTGCAGAGTTCATTGTTATTTCGCCAGTTGATGTTACTTCTACTGATGGTGTAGCTACACCTGATCCATTCTTATAGATGTTTAATTGATGTGTCAAGCTTCCAGTACTATGAGCATTTGCATTTGAGCTGATAGTCACTCGAGTTATAGTACCAGCGACTGGCATAACAACTCCACTAAGCATAGAAGATCCATTAGCACCTAACAAATCAATTGCACTAGATGCACCACTAATTGTGGAGTTATAACCAAATTGTAAATACTGCGCATTTGTTGCTGCACTAGTTACTGCAGCTCGATCGATTGCATACCAACCATCTGAGTCTGCAAATTCAAATTGGTTTTGATCCGTATTATAGTGCATTGCACCTTTACGGTATGTTGTATTATAGAATGCGTTCGTATGATATTGCGTTCTCTCGGCATCAGTGTTATGTGGTAGCATAACCAAACCACCTTCACCGAAGCGAGACATTGTACCACCTGCTGGTGTATTTGTTCTTACAAACCAATCTGCACTTACATCATCAGTTGTTCGCAATGAAAGAGCATTAGCGCTAATCACCAAACCGTTTGGTTGTACAGTATCTGACTTAGTAATATTTGGTGCACCAGACGCAGAATCGAAGAAGAGCCTTTGTGTTGGATCAAGGACAAGGGCATCATCAACACCTAGCGTGCCACCTCCAAATCTAAACTCGCTATTCTCGAACTTAACCTCACCGCCACCAAGGAAGATAGTAGTGCCGCTAAGGTGCAAGTCTTTCCATTTTTTAGTAGCTGTACCAAGATCATAAGTCTCATCGACGTGTGGTACAAAATCACGATTTACATGATCAAAATTACTATCAATTTGGGTTTGTACTTCAGTAGCATCTGTAAATGTTGATTGCAGATTAGCTAGAGTTTGACCACCAAGAGTTTCAGCATCTACATTTAAAGCATCAACAAACGCCGTTGTTACACGGTTGTCAATTGCTGTATTGGCTCTTGTTGTTGTAAAGTATAAGTTACCTGCACCAGAACCACCGTTTGCATTAGCAGAATCTTCAGGAATATCATCAGTCACTGAACCAAGTAATGCGGCTTGCAAATCACTAATTGCAGAATCGACTTTAAGATTTCCTTGAATATCAAATTTTCTTAATGCCGAATCGATAGACGAATCGACTGCAGTTGCAGTTTGTAATCCCATACCAAGTGCTGCATCTGAATCTAAACCAGTTTTTTGTCTAAATCGTACGTAGGCCGAATCGATGTATGCTGTAACATCAGTAGAGTCAAGGCTGAGTCTATTTGCTCGAGCAGAATCTAAGAAGCCTGCACCAAATAATGCATCAATTGCAGAAGCTGAGTCAAGTAACTTTGTAGTGCCTCCACGAATTCCTAAAATATAATCGCGATTAGCTTCTCTTTTAATATCTGTTACAAAAGCTAATGTGCCTGTGCTATCTTGTAATGTAATATTATTGATTTGTGTAGGATCTGCAGGAATCAATCGAGTGACAGTTGTCATCGAATCTTTTGTAGCACCGTCAAAAAGAATGCCGTCAAAACCAAATCCAATACCGTTACTATTTACACTTTGCAAATTAAGTTGTAGTGAAAGAGCGGTAATATTAGAATATAGTTCAGTAAAGTTGGCATTAATTTTAGTAGCGCCAGTACGTAGATCATCTCCAGTACCGTCGTTACCTACTGTTCCAGTAAATATGTTTTGTCTTGCCATTTTCTATCCTGCAATAATATTAATCTTATTTATATATGTTAATACGGCTTATTTGATGTTAAATAGCCAATTGCGACATAATTCTGAGGACTTACATAATCAGCAGCAAATGTCTTGTATTCTCTCATATCGAATGTTTCGAACGCGTTATCAAATCGAATTCCAACACCATTAGAATCTAAATTGTCAAATGTAATTCCATAATCAGCCCATTCTTTAAGGTCTTTATACAACAACATTACATCATTAATCGATGCATATTCTTTACCACCAACTGGTGTAGCCAAATCTGAATCAGCCCAATAACCAGTTAATCGATAAGGGCTAGTTCTAAACTGTGGATCATTGATATGAAATTTTGCACCAAAATTAGATCTAGCACCGTGTGCAGTATAATTATTTAGATGTGATATATCACCTTGTGCTTGTGGTGGATTAATAGTACTAATAGCATCTGCGCTATCTATGACAAATTTAATGTTCTTAAATGGATCAGGTACCGATTCATCGGTAATAATATTGATAATATCAGTACCTTCGATTGCCACCTCATTCGCTAGATAAAATCCAGTAGGGTGAACAAATCTACGCCATAATTGTTCCCATATTCCAATTGATAATGGTGATTTAACTAAAATAGAAAATATTTGAAATTTGCCGCCGTCTTGAATATACTTACCATATTCAGCACCAAGTTCTGATTCTCCTACATTAAACAAAGATTTTTTAGGATATATGATTTCAACTTCTTCATCAAAGAATCCTCTAAAAAATCCTTCTCCTGAAAACAAAGAACCTTTTACTCTAAAGAAATTACCAAAATTTCTAATAGCTTCTCGTGGAAATGTAAAATTACCGCCCGATACACCGAGAGCAAGAGTTTCAAATAACTGATCTAAGCGTTCTAGACTGGCATCTTCAGTTTCTCTTATACTATTAAGCTCATGAATTATTCCATCAAAATTAGTATCTGAATCTTGGAATTCGTAATATCCCTCAAGAAACTTTACAAGACTAGGATAATCTTCCCTAAAATATTCAGGTAAAATTTCTTCAACTAGACTTCTTCGAAAATTGATATCGATTCTGTCAAAATGTTTGAGGGTTTCTTCTTTAGCCATTAGTTATCGACTTCCAATGTTGTTGTCTGTCTATCGATAAATGCTGAAGTAGATGAATTTGTAGGATCTAGCTTTAGCACATAATTTCTAAGTGGTTTAACAAAGCTTTGATTTTCAGGAGTTACTGATAATCTTAAATATGTTGTACCTAATATTAATGCTTCTGGATTGATACCTGAAATGCTAACTGTACCAAGTGGTGCACTATATTCACCTACGTTATCTTGCAATACGTTACCAGCGAGATCATAAACCTGCAATTTTTGTGAAGAAAGTTTATTACGTAATTGAGCTACAACTCCACGGAATTGAAATGTATCTGATATGACTGTATGATTGACATCATCAGGATCGGCAATACGCATAGGGAATGCTAATTCGTGAGAGGTTGCAACCCCAACAGATGGTGTAAATCTTAGCTGACATTTTATTTCTGTACGAGATGATAGTACTGCAGGACTCAATGCATCTATTTCTGTTAAAAGATTTGATCTTCTAAATACAGATTCAAATTTTCCTAAGTTATTTACAAAGAAATTTTGTTTAAATGTAAAGACATCTGTTTCTACAGATGAAAGTGTATTTCCTGTTAATGCAGGATCAAAATTAAATACAGTGTTTAATTCAAGGAATATAATAACCGGTTCTACAAACTTTGTTTCAATTGACATAACAGAAAGATTTTTTGTAAAATTGTTTACGATACTTGCTTCTGTCTCTGTTTTTGTAGATTGCGCAGTATTAGCTTTATATAGAATAGAGACGTAAGCTCTACCATAATCAACTGGTACATTTTCATCGCCTGACCAAACAGTAACATCATCAATAACTGTATAATTACTTTGTATCGTTGCTTTATAATCGAGCGATGTCACGAGTCTTTGTTGAGTTGCATATGCGTAAGGAGCCAGGTTTTTAATCGAATCAATCGATTGTTTAATCTCTCCACCAGTAGAAGCTGCAGAAGTAACTACAGATACTGGATAAGATTGGCCATTAATAGTTACATTATTCGTAGATGTAAATATAGTGCCTTCGTTAGCATCTGGTCCATTTACTTGCAAATAGGTAATAACAATTTTATTACCAGGTTCTGGAGATTTACCAAAAGAAATACCATCGCCAAAGTTAACTTCGTAAAATCCGTTTGGTGCTTCACGTATAGTAAACAATAAAGAATCTGGGGTAATACGAACAGCGTCTTTTACTGGAGAATAGTTTTCAAAATTAGAAGAACTTGCAGTATCAAACACTTGCATAACTGCAGTAGATTTATCCATCTTCTCATCAGGAATAACATAAATTTGTCTCTCAGTTTTTTCTCCAACCAAGAATGTTTTAACTTTTTCTACACCTTCAAAAACTGGAATATCATCAGAGCCATCATTTTGTACGATGCTATATAATCCACTGCCATTATCTTTTGCTGTGAATGCATCAAGGGTTCTGAATGTGTAAGTTATTCCGTCAATCTGTGTAGTAAATGTTAGACCTTTAGGAACTAATACTGTTGGAGGTCTATTCGAAACTCCGCCTAAATTAAGTGATAATTTAAGTAAAGCTTTTGCAGCTGTCATAGATCTCACATCGTAACCTAAAGTTTCGGCATGGGATACAACTGAACTTCGCAATTGTGCTGTATTAAGGAATGCTTCATTCAATGCAAAGTTGGCAGTTAGACCATTAACGTGTGTATTATACGCAAGCACGTCAAGAATATTCGATAAGCCTGAGGCTTCAAAATCATAATCAGCATATTCTGATTGAGCTTTAAAGTACTCTTTCAATCGTCCTTTGATATTTTGAAAATCAAGATCTGATGATTTAATTGTAGTAGCCATCTATCTAAGCCTCGCTAAGTTTACATCTATTGATACTGTTTCTCCAACATTCACCACTTCAAAAGTAATTGTTGCTCTAATCTCATTTCTATCAGGATATGAAGTAAAATCTATATTCAATACTCTTGCTCTTGGTTCGTATCGCGCAATTGTAGATGCAATATTTTCTGCAACTTCTTGTGGATTATAATCTGTTTCTAACTCAAAAAGAGCTACACCCAAATTCCCGCCAAATCTTGGCTGAAATGGTTTTTCATATGATCCTGTCAACAATAAATTCTTTATCGCTTGCTTTACAGCAGCAGCATGGCGTTTTTTATAAACATCACCAGAAGGTTTAACCAAAAATGCTAAATCAATATCCGAATAAACTCGGGCATCTGATTGTACTATTGATGAACCGTTTAGGTTGCCATCTTCTACTGAAAATGCTTTTGCCATTACTTTTTCCTAATTGTTTAGTCTATTTATATAGAAATTTCAGCTAATTCACCATGAGTCTGAACGTTTTCATTAAATCGAGTTTCAATTTCATTCTTATAAGTTACCTCCCAACCGTTCTTAATTACAGGAGTTGTAATAATTAGTTGTGTTGTTAATGATTCGTCTGGATTAAAAGTATCATACGAAAGAGACAACATCTCAAATTCTGTAGTATCTTTCAAATATTTTGCCAAGTCAAAAGTTTTTTGATTTGATATAAGCCCATTGATACCGCGCAATTCATATACTACCGCTCTACCCTTTTGCTTTAGATCATTTAAGCTACCAATCTGAGGAGTTTCTCCTTCGGCTGGAACATACAATCCTTCGGCAACAATCATTCTATGATTATTAAACTCAGCTTGATTCGTAAGAACTTGTCTCATAATTTTTGCATGGATAGCATAATTCTTGGCCAAGTTTAATCTGTCAATAGGATCTGTAATATGATTCATGTTTGTCTGAGAACCATAACCACCTAAAAATTTTGCCATTGTAATTCCAGGTGCTAGCTTAGTAGCAGGAGTAATTCTGCCAACTCTTTCTGGATTATATGCTGGATCTACTGTAAAAATTGCCATTATTTCTTCACCGTCTTTACACCTGCACCGCGAGAATTAGGAAACGATGTTTTTCCTCTCACTTTTGTATCTTGTGCACTTACTATTCGACCAGCATCTGGAGCAACTTTATTAATCCACATTGCTGCTAACTTACCTTCAGTCGCTTGAGCCGCAGTAAAATCTTCATTTCTTGCATTAATAGGATCACGCATTTTAGATCTAATTTCAGGTGTAGTAAGTTTACAAGAACTAAGTCCTCCATATGGAGTTGTTTTATCAATTGCATCTTTTAAATCATTAGTAATATCAATTTGCACGTTGCGTGTACCTCTATCGCCTTTATGCAAATACGAAGTAGCCTCATCGGCATCGACCCTCGTCCGAGTAAATGGATCAATTGCTACATCAGCGGTGTTATCCTGAGTTACTGTATAGCCTGTCGGTGCACCTACACCTCCACCAGGAGAGGACGGATCTGCATAATTCTGAGAATTTGTGATGTCTGCAGTGATTGCTTGATGCGCCGTACCTTGTAGATCACCATATACAACTGGTATATTCATATGACCTGACGTTACTTGAGTATCATTGCGAATAGTCGGCACTGTTAATGTTTCTCCAATATTAACGTGGTGACCAGTGTACATACTATAATTATGCATAATTACATTCTCTCCACCAATATCTCCAGTATTACCGGTAGCAGAAAGATCATCAGCCAATATATTAATATTGTCAGAAGCAATAAAGACTTCATCTGTTCCAGTAATTTTTAGAACACCAGTATTAGTACCAGTACCATCATCATCACTTTTAGAACCCACAAATATTTCTTTGTCGCCTTGTGAAAACTCATGGCTAGTTCCTTTCGTAATAATACTATTATTACCAAGAGTAGTTAAAGCATTACTACCAGCAACATATTCTGTAGAATTTTTAATTGTAGTTAATTCTTTATTTTTCGTTACTGTTTGTCGGTATCCACCCTTAATATTCTCGGTCTTATCTCCACCTGTAGTAAGGTTAAAATTACCACCGACATTTAAATCAAAATCACCAGCTACATTTAATTTAAGGTTACCATTATAAAAAATTTCTCCATTACCTTCTACAATAACCTTTTCATCGTGTGCAGAAATACGAATCATGTGGTTTGTAGAAGATATAATAACAGTACCATCGGCTCGCATCTCAACGCCTGAACCGGTCTTATGCTTAAACAGCATACGCTCATTGCCTGGTGTATCATCAATTTCTGTTACATGACCAGAGATTGATTCTCTTACTTGATTTTTTGGATATTTACTATTCGGACCTTCACGCAAACCTAAATCTAATCCGACATGGCCGCCACCGATATATAAGTTATTGCGTTTAATACCACGAGCAGCAAAGTTTGTCGAAGCTTTTCCCATATAATGTCGACGAGGAAAAACCTTTTTAGGATCTTTATAACCGTCTGGTTCTACAGTACCAACATTAGTATTCAAATCTAATTTATACATTACTTATTCCAACTTTTAGTTTTAGGATTCCACGTATATCCAGCATCTAACATTTTTTGCCTTTGCTCTTGGCCAGTTTTAATTGCTGCTTCAAGAAAATTGCCTGAAGATGATAGATTATCACTGAAGCTTCCTAATAAACCAGTACCTAGTTTCTGTGCTTCTGCCATTTTATTATCAATTTCACTTTGAGCATCTGCAATATCTTTATTCGCTTTATCGATAGCTGCTTGTGCATCTTCTGGAGTAGGCTCAGGCTTTGGTTCTACAAGAGCTTTCAATTCAGCCAAAGACTTAGGCACATTCGGATCAGGAGCTCCTTGTACATTATTCGGAGCTGGTTCTTCTACAACTTCTGCAGACGACGTTTTAACGTCTAATAAACCAGTAGATCGTTTTTGCGGAAGTTTTGCAGTAGATGCTTTATTCTGATATATACTTTCTTTATTAAATTTCTTTACATACTGGATTCCACTAAATCCAGGTGACGTTTGTTGTGGGTCAATATCTTGTACAGAAAGAACTTCTCCACCTGGTTTTACTCTAAACCAACTACGAATAAGAAGATCTAATGATTCCCATTGATCAGAAGTTATACTGTCTTGTGATAAGAATTCTTCCCATTTTGGATTAGTTCTTGATTCAGTAGAACCGGCAATCAGTTGTATATTAATAGCTCCAACTCGCATTTGATCTGGATTAAACTTACCTGATTCAAAATCAAGTGGTCTTCCACGAATTACTTGGCCATCAGGATAAATGATATAATGATGTTGTATACCTGATTCAATCGCTGGTGTTTCGGTTGGTATAGAATTAGCAAGTGCCAAATGTAATTCTTTGACTGTAAATGAAACATCGTTTGCATTACCTAACCAATCAATAATTAAATTTTGTAGTTCTCTACTCGAATTTGCTATCTCTAATTCAAATTCTTCTTGCGATGTGACAGGTTCAAATTTATACTTACGAGTATTAGTATGTCTGCCAGCAAACCCTTTCGCCAAAAGTTTTATATCTAATGATTCGAGAGTAGATACAAAGTTACCAAAACTTCCACCCTTTGTTAAAGATTTCGATAAGTTACTAGCACCTGATGGTTCTACGATATTTCTTGAAAAGCTTTTTTCTCCAGTGGTTGGATCTGTTACTTCTGATGTATTATCAGCTATTGCCTTTCCAACTTCTTTGAAAGATCCAGTGCCTTGTGCAAGAGAAGCAATGCTTCCGAGTATATTACCAAACTTTGCACCAAGAGAACCAAACGGATCTTCAGAACCAATAGGATTTCCTAATTCTTCTTGTTGTTTTTTAGTTGCTGCTTTTACTGATTTTTTAAGATCTGCTACAGGATCTTTTTTTACTGCCTCTTTTACAACAGACGGTACCGGTGAAGTCTCTGAATTTACTTTATCGATTGTAGATTGATCTGCTTTCACAACATCTTTTAATACAGCTTGAATAGCTTTAGGAGATCTTTGAGTAAGAGCAATAGTCAATTGGCCATTACCCGAAGATTTACCAAATAGATCTGAAGATGACGCTGTTTTATCGTTTGTTTTTTCGATATTTGCAGGACCATTGTTTGTAATTTGTGAT